CACCAATGGCGATCTGCGCTGAGCGTCTAACATTACCAGCCACCACGATGCGGCCAATGATGTTCATGATGTCGAGGCAGTCTACTGGCTTGAGGAACTGAGCGTTCTTGGAGTTTAGGATTTTGTTTATCTCCATCATACCCCATACCAAATCCTCTGGCCCTGATGCCGTGCCACCGAATCCCTTGATTGGTGTGCCCTTGGCTCTGATGAGATGTGTAGCGAAGGTAAAGCCCTTTCCAGTAACGAACGATGCCTCAAGGACACGTCTGAGCAACTCTACCCATCCCTCTCTGCTGTCGGGAACGATGAAGTCCGCATCATTCTTGTCAACCCTTTCGATGTGGACGTTTGCCCATGGACGAGGAAGTTCCTGTACATTCTCTCTCTGGATGTTGAACCCTACACCACTACCAAGCATGAGCATTTCGAATGCCCAAGTAAATGGCCTGATGGGATGGTCCACCACCACGAAGGCGCAGTTCTGAAGCGATGGAAGCCCAAGGCGATCCACGGTCTCAGTACCAAGCTGCCACAGGAATCGTCCTGCCACGGTCCCTTTAAGGGACAACATGATTTGCCTCAGGTCTTCTTGTTCCTGATCAGAGAAACTACACCCAAGCTGGTCATTGCACGCTTTCACAACGCGCTCAACCGTCTCAGGCCACTCTTCTGTACGTCCTTCGTAAGGACGGGCATAGGTACGCTTAAAGACAGGGTACCCTACTTCCCCCCACGGAGTGAGGGAGCTAACATTTGAAACAGACATTTTTTTTGGTGTTTTTTAATTAGACAAGGCGGCAAAGCTACCTATAATCTGCGTGGTAGTACCACACTCTATATGAGTCGATTGTCATCAAATCGAGTATAGAGATCTTCGTTATAACATCGCTTCTTCCTTGTCTCTGATATTTTTTCTTGTACGCATCTAGAGGGTGCTTCACAAAGACATCCTCTACGTTCTCTTCACAGTATCTGGCAAGATCTTGCCTATTGACTATGCAGAATCCTCCTTCTTCTGGCATGTCAAAGGCGATGATATGGGCTGACCCATACATCCATCCTGTGTCTCCGTTGACGTTCTTGAACTCGCACCATATCTCATGTGGCAAGTTGTTTCCTTTCACGTCAACACCCCATCTCTGGTCACCTCCATAAGCCATCCAGAAGTCTACGTGCTCTCTGGTGTCTTCTGTTCTGGTGGACTTCTCTACAGTCAAGCCTAAGGCCTGTGCTGCTGATTTGAATCTTGTTTCAGCGACCTTTCCTGTGGTCGTCGAATATGCTCGTCTGTTGGGGTTGACCATTGAGATGGTGGTATTCTGAGTATTGAACTACAGCCTCCCTTATCATATCCATCTCAAGCAATGCCTTCATCCTGAATGAGGAAACCAGATTTGTAACCTGACCTGGGTGAACTTTGGGGTCACCATTCCCATCAAACAGATCCTCGTAGAGTTCTGTTGCGATTATTTGGAGTCTTTCTGTTGCTAGGGCGTACACCCTCGCCAGATCCTCCTTTGTTAGATCTATCATCCTTGATTATGCTTATTGCTTCTTCAATTTGTGCTCTGTTCTTAACTATGAAAAGCTTCGGTTTGTTTTCAAAATTACGAAGGTAATTGAGGAAAAGCTTCCATCTCATAGGAAAATCGTGATGTGAAGGAGTAAATCCTTTCGTCTCTATGATCCAGCTTCCGTCTTTAGCCACGAAATCGGGTGTATACTTTATGGGGAGAACTGCCTTATTGGTTCTGTCTGACAGGTCTTTACTTGAGGCAGTCATCTTTAAGTAGACGCCATCGTAAATGAACTGATCCATCAGGACATACTCATTTTCCTCATAGACAAATTCTAGGCCGTTGTCACAAAGTAAGTCAGCGCACTGCTTCTCAAGGCTGCTTTTGTAGCGGCCCAAGTGCTTTTTACGAGCACTGGACCTGGGCTGCGTGCCCTGCTTTACTTTCTTCACACGGCAAAGTTACACCCTATTCCTGGTTCTTAGACATGAATTAAGCGTTAATTGAATTGATGATATACATCGAACTGTAAACCAGCTGGTTCGAACAACTCTCTTCCAGTTGAATTTACCCTGAATGCAGTCATCGGCGTGTTCATAGTGAAGGTGATTGGGTTGTCTATTGGCGATGGTGCGCCTCCAGTCTCTGTCTCCCTCACTTTACGCACATGGAGTTCAGTTGTTTTGCGAAGACTTGGGTCTGGCGCCTGAACCTTTCTGTGTATCGTAACGAAGCAGTCTGCCCTGTTGACAAACTTGCCTCCTCCTTCAGTGTCCTCTGCATACGGGGCCACAGGCAGGCCGTCATCCCCCTTCCTGCGCTGAGCCTCAGTCACGGCGTGCATGTTCAACCACACAGCGATGTTGTTCGCCTTGCTGAACGTAAGGAACTCTGACGCAGCTTCGTAGTGATAGTCATGCACTCCGATGTTTGAGTTCCCCATGTCCAGCTTGAGGCTGTTATATGGGTCTACGAACACGGCGTCCACAGGTTGGTGTCGCAGTACCTTCTCCAAGAACAGGATGATCTCAGCGTAGCTGTACACTTGGTTGTTGTTGATCACCGTGAAGTGTTCTTGCACCCACTTGTAAGCAGCCTTGCGTTGATCGTAAGACATCTCGTTCACTCGCTTGTTGAACCCGAACTGCATCAGCGTCATCTTGAGCGAAGACGTCCTGTTCTCAGAAGAATACACTACCCACTTCCATCCGTGACGTACGGCTGCATTCACCATGAGATACAGGGCCATGGTCGTTTTGCCTACGTTGCTGTGGCCGTTGATAATCAGGAACTCTTTCTTATACCTGAAGTATTTGTCAAGCTCTTGATCGCCTGTGTCAAGCCCAACCTGGATGTTGCCATTGGCGTAGCTGTCAATCCACCTGAAGTCCTCGTCGTCAGACGACACGAAAGACATGTCACCATCACTCAAGAGCATCTCTCGCTGAGCGCTCTTCTCGTTAGACATGAGCGTCTTGATGGGGTCCTTCTTCCCAAGCTCGATACCATCCCTGATGGTAGCCAGAGCCTGATCTTCTGACTCGATGTTCTTCTTGCAGATCTCTCTGTGCAACACCCTTACGACCTCCTCCTCTTCCATCCTTCCAGCGGATATGTAACCTCCGCATAGACGGGCAGACTTTAGGAGAGCCGCATGCTTGGCGCCATCCTCTGCAACCCTGATCATCTTGGCTGCAAGATTCAGCTTCATGTAGTCGGTGTAGTGATCTTTGGATACCGCTACCTGACTGTCGCTACGCTCACTCGTGAAGGCCCCAAACTTATCAGCAGATTCATTGACAACGATGTCTGGATCGAAGGACTCAAAACAGGCCCTGGATTCATTGATCCCTGACTCGTCGGGACTGACTCCGTACTGCTTGTTGAAGTACGTTTTAAGGGCCCTAAAATGATCCCTGTGGCGCTCTGGATTCGTTACCCTTACGAGAAGCTTGATACCATCTCCAGAAGGAGAGATCCAAGTAGCATAAGCATACGGGTCCGTGGCTAGCACAGACTTCGTCATAGACGCTGAGTCTACGTGGTCGAAGTCCAGAACGATAAACCCACTGTGGTCAAACAGTCCGTCATCAGATCTGTCTGAGAACTGACCGCTGAACAGGACGATAGGTAGCTTTTTCTTGGCCTCCTTGTCGCCATTCCGAACCAGTTCTATGGCGTCCTTACTCGATCCCTCTGCGATCCTCCGAAGGGCGTAACCCATGGAGATGTAGCGAGGGGCCTTCGTATGGTAGATGCTCTCAAAGATTGTTACTTGCATTGCCCGTACTTTAACTCAGCCGCCTTGTCTAAGTACCACTTAGCCTTCATGATGTCTTTGTCCGCCGTCTCGCCAAGCTTTGTGCCAGCACGCATCTTGTACTTGAAGGCGTTCATCTCGCAAAAGGCGATAAACTTCTCAACCCCCCAGATGTCTATCATCATCTCCCAAGCCTCTTTAGAGAACTCATTGTAGTGGCGGGGGCTGTTTATGAACTCATATTTTTCTTCCATAGGAACTTGTGATTGATTACTTTTTTGACTATGATTTTTCTTTCACCCTTGTAGGTGGATGGGTAACACTGTCTCTCGATTATCGATCGGCTGTGGTCGTCTGCCACGATGTCTCCTGGGTCAGGTGAAGAACACAGACACCAGACTTGTTTGTCCGTTATCTTCTTGTCCTTCTTGTATGCCACCAGAAGATTGCAGTAGACTATGTCTTTCTTTTCGTTCATATAACGTCGAGCTTGAATTTTCTTTTTATCAGGGGCACCATCTCTTCCAGAGAGAGAGACCTGCCAGAGCATGAAGCTGACTCCATGACTACGCAGTTGTCTCCTTTCTTGTTCTCTATCATCACGATGGTGAAATCCTCTGTGTTGCTTGGTATAGACACCACGTATCCTTCGTGCTCTAGTATGACGCAGAAGAAAGAAACTTGCTTACCTTCTTTTCCTACACCGCTAAAAGAGTGAGGGCCGATGAGTTCTAAACCCTTCAGCCCCCACTCCAGAACGGCGTAAAGCCCGAATACTTTAGAAGGGGAGATCCTCTTCAGACGCACTTGGCTTACTTGAGTAAGAGGACTTGCTCTCTTGTTTCTCCTTGGCCTTTTCGCTGTTGGGATCCCATACAGTGGCGAATGATCGGCCATTCTTGCTTACACCTACGGTCAGGAATACGTTACCTCCAGTTCCGTCTGGCTTCTTGGGGGTGCTGTATCGCTTGATCAGGTCTTCAAGTTCAGCAACCTTGAGGCGAAGACGTTGTGACACGTACTTGCCTTCGTCGTTGTACTTGGGGTCTTCTGCGTATCCTACGAATACGGAGTCATACTTCTTTGAGTTGTCGCTCATTTGAAATGAATTAAAAAAGGTGAATTAAAAGGGTCATGATTGATACGTAGCACAGGAGTGCCAGCCCAGAAATGATGGGCGCTTTGATGTTGTTCGTCATACTTCGAAATAATTAAAGTCTTTCATTGGATCTTCTTGCGCTTCCATGAAGTTGTTGATCTTGCTTATGGCTTGAAAGAACTTCATCTCTCCCTTGAAAAGGGTTTCTTCTGTACACTTGACGACTGCTGGTAGATATGGATATGCCTTCTCTTGCACAACCCAGAAGAACGTGTTGATCCCAATGGCTTTGCAGTAGATGTAAGCCTGAATGTCGTAGCACAGTTTGTTGACGTCATACCTGAAGCCATCGACGCTACGTGTAGACTTGCTGTCTGAAATAAAGCCATTGCCAAGGCAATCAAGATAACCCTTAACGGTAACTCCATTGATCTTCGTGTAGATTTCTTTTTGGTATTCACCAACAAGGTATTGCTGGTATACACCGCAGGAATGGAGGCGGTCGATCATCTCGTTGGCTGTCTTCCAGTCCTCTTGACTGCACAATACTTTGCCTTTGCTCTTGAGTTCTTCCTCGATCGCGTCCTTTGCCTCTTTGTACTCTTTCGTAGCCTTGGGGGACTTGGTCGATTGAGTAGCGGCAGAGCATCGCTCCATGATAGCGTCATGATCAAGGACAACATACGTGTTCATCGCTTTATCTGCGTCGAACAGAAGCATGTCGTACATAGATCCAAACTCCAGTGCGTCTGACTTGTAGTCAAGCATGCCCTTCATGTGAAGGTCGAAGAGAGCCGTGTCGGTGAGGGCCCTCTTGATGGAAGAGTACGACAAGTGTTCCTTGCCGTACCTATCCATCAGTTTCTCAGAGAGGTTCATCGAACGAACTTCTTGATGGCTTCTTTCTGTCGGTCAGACAGGTCGTTGCCATACTTAGCTACCACGTTCTCGTAAGCCTTCTTCTTGTCGGAAGCAGACTTGACATAGGCGATAGCCTTGTCCATGATGGACGGTTCTTGGCTGGCCTCTTCTTCTGCGATGGCATCACGAGCAGCTGCACCTCCGATCGGAACGC